GGTGGTCCCGGTAACATCGGCCACTGGCTTTGTCGTCGGCCTGCCGATCGCCGCGACCGGCATTGCCGCAGGCGCCTCGATCGCCGCCATCAACGGCTTGAACATCACCATCAACCCGGCGACGACGGGCACCGTCGCCAGCGGTGCGACAGTTACGGTAACGCCGGCTGGGCCGCCTACGCCGCAAAAGCCCCCAGCAGGTGTGAAGTAGTCAGATGCACGGCTTATCCTATTCGGGTCAAAGACCGGCCGGCGTCACCTTTGATTACGACGTGGCGACGGGACCCCGTCACGCGATAACGCGAGGCAAATTTACAGTTAGGGGCGGCAGAGGTGTTTCGAGCACCGCTGCCGTCCCGCTTCTAGCACACGGAGGCTGAGATTGGCAGACTCCTTCACACCCAACCTGTCATTAACTTTGGTGGAGGTGGGAGCCTCACGAGATACGTGGGGGGCCAAATTAAACGCCAACACAACGGCGCTCGACGGGTTCGTTTCACAGGCGTCGCCGATTGGCTTGATCGCGGACTTCGCTGGTCCTAACGCACCGTCTGGGTGGCTGATCTGTGATGGTCGCCTCATCTCGCGCGTAACATACAGCGCGCTGTTCGCAATCATCGGCACCTACTGGGGCGCGGGCGACGGCAGCACCACGTTCAACCTGCCCAACATGACCGGGCGTTCCGGCGTCGGGCCTGGCACCGTTACCGATCAGGGTGGGAGACAGGCCACCTGGGGCTTCGCCACGTCCGCCGGGTTCATCTGGAACATCATCACCCAGGCGGCCCTGCCGAACTATGCGCTGTATGTCGACACGCAGGGCTACCACAGCCATGGCGGCGCCACCGTCGCAGCCGGTGCGCACTATCACACCACCGACGCGCAGGGCAGCCACCAGCACAACACCGGAGGCACCGGCTACGGCACCACGGCAGTGGGCGATCACACGCACAGCACATGGACCGACACGCAGGGCGATCACACGCACCAGGTTTACAACACCTTCAACTCAGGCGGCGGCGGCTTTGCTGCTGGCGGTTTTTCCTTTGGCGGCGCTCAGACGACCAGCGTCAATGGCGCGCACGGCCACAACATCGGTATGGCCGGTGCCGGCGGTCACGGACACTATATCTTCTGGGATGGCAACCACGCGCACACCACGACGTGGGTCGGCGACCACGCGCACGGCATCTACGGCGACGGCAGCCACGCACACAACGTCTACCTCAATGGCAGCGGCGGCTTATTCGAGGTGCAGTCTCCCATCATCGTCGTGACCAAGATTATCTACGCCGGGAACCAAGCCGTGGCGCGCGCCGTCGGTGCCGCCGCTCCGGTGACGCTGGAGGGCTTCGCCGAGGACGCCGAGGACGAGTTGGCGGCGATCCGCGAGGAGCTGGCACAGCTGCGCACCCTGCTGGGCGGGCGTCCTCGCCGACGCATGCTCAGCGCGCCGTTGCGCGGGCCGCACTAACCATGCCACGCCTGCCACAGGCCCCCCCGCCCGGTGTCGTGCGCAATGCCACGCCCGAGGCGACGCCTGGCCGGTGGTGGGACTGCAACCTCATCCGGTTCCGCGGCGGCCAGCTCCAGCCGGTCGGTGGCAGCGTCGCGCAGCCAGGCACCACAGTCGCCGATCTGCCGCGCGATGTGCTGACCTGGCACGACAACAACCATGTGCGCTGGGCGGCATTCGGCACCGGCACCGCCCTCTATGCATACCGATTCGATACGCAGATCATCTACGACATCACGCCGGCTGGCGTCGGTCCGCTCGATCCGCCCGGCGCTTTGGTCGGCTACGGCCTCGGCAACTACGGCGCTGAGGCCTACGGCACCGCACGCGACAGCGCCGATATCGGCCCGCAGGACATCGCAGCGACAATGGGCGACCGCTGGAGCCTCGATAACTTCGGCGAGGATCTGCTCATCGTCCCGACACAGGACGGACACCTGTTCCGCTGGACGCCAACGACGCCGGCCACGTTACCTGCGCTGGTGCCCGGCGCGCCGGTCTTGAACAGGGGCGTCATCGTCACCGATCAGCGCCATGTCGTACTGCTCGGTGCCGGCGGCGACCCACGCGCCATCGCCTGGAGCGATCAGGAAAATCCTGACGTGTGGGCGCCCGACATCACCAACCTCGCCGGCAGCAAGCTGCTGCAGACACAGAGCTACGCAATGAGCGCGGTCAAGGTGAGCGACGGCATCCTCATCTTTACGGCCAACGACCTGCACAAGATGCAATATGTCGGCGCGCCTTACGCTTACGGAATAGTGCAAATTGCCTCGGGCTGCGGGCCGCTCTCGACGCGGGCGGTCATTGCCATAGGCAGCTTCGTTGCGTGGCCGGGGTTACAGACGTTCTGGCAATACAGCGGCAACGTGCAGCCGCTGAAGTGCGATGTCGGGGATTGGTTCTTTAGCCTGGTCAATCGCCAGATGGTCGGGCGCGTGTTCGGTAGCCCGAACCCGTCGTTCAGTGAGCTGTGGTGGGATTGGCCAGACGAAGGCGCCACTGAGTGCAATCGCTATATCGCGCTGAACTACAGCGACCCGGCGCGCCCTTGGACGATCGGGATGCGCACCCGCACCGCCGCAGATCCACAGGGCACGATGGACTATCCCGTGCTGGGCGGGCCAGACGGCACGGGCGGCTGTCTCTATCTCCACGAATACGGCTGGACCGACGACGGCGTGCCACGCGCGCCCAACGGTGAGGTCTACGCCGAGAGCGGCAACATCGTGCTCGGCGAAGGGGACAGGCGCTATCACGTCAAGCAGCTGGTGTTCGACGCCACGTGCAGCATCGATGACATGCTGGGCTATCGCTTCTTCGTCCGCGAACAGCCCTATGATGAGGCCGGCGAATACGACACCGGCCTCTATACCGTCGTCCACGGCGGCCTGATGGACATGCGATTCTCTGGCCGCTCCACGCGCATGCGGATGGAAGCGACCTACGACGGGCCGTTTGCGGTCGGTCGCCCACGCCTCGAGATACGCCCAGGTGGGCGGCGCTGATGGCGCGGCCATACCACCCACCCGCGCCGTTTACCGCGCCGACCAGTGGCGATCTCGACCAACGCCTGGCCGACATGGCGGCAGCGATCAATCGCAAGGCCGACCAAGGTGTGCAAGGAACAGCGTCGCGCTTCCTGGCGCTCATCGCGCCGGATGGTTCCACCTGGCGTATCGAGATCGATGTGGCGGGCGCGCTGCACACTTCGGTGGTGCCGCGCACATGAGTCTCTCGGCTGAAGAGAAGCGGGCGCGGCTGGAGAAGGCGCTGCTCTATGGCGGCGGGACGCACACGGTCAATGACGTTGTCCAGCTCGTCAGAGACGGTAAGGCGCAGTTCTGGGACCGCGGGGATGGCTCGATACTGACGGAGCTACACGACTTCCCGCGTCTGAAGGCTGTCCACTTCTGGACCATCTCAGGCGTCCTGCGCGATTGCCTCGACCTCGAGGACGAGATCCTCGCGTGGGCGCGCGCCGAGGGTTGTGCTGTGGCCACAGCATGCGGTCGGCCTGGGTGGGGACGGGTAGCGGCGCCAACTGGCTGGAAGCTCTGGCATCCCAACTTCGTAAAGCAGCTCGGAGGCCGCGATGAGGTTCAATGAAGCCGGCCAGCCCGACCATCTAGGCTTCGCAGGCCTCCGCGGCGGGGGTAAGGGCGGCGGTGGAGGCGGTGGCGGCGGCCAAAGTTATAACTTTAGCCAGACCACCCTTCCGGACTGGCTGAATAACGCGTCGCAGGGGGCGATCCAGCAGGCGCAGGATCTTAGCCAGCGCCCATACGATCCCTATACTGGACAGATTGTCGCGCAGCCTGGCGCCGACACATCGCAGGCGTATCAGCAAGTGCGCGACATGCAGGGTTCGTATAACCCGGCATTCCAGCAATCAGCGCAGGCCTATGGCGGGCTGCTCGGCCAGGTCAATCCGCTGACCGCGAGCGGCGTCAACGACATCTCCAACCAGCTGTATGGCAACTACCAGCAGCAGGTTATGAACCCTGCGCAGGGGCTGCTTGGCGGATATCTACAGAACGCCTCGCCCGCGACCTCGCAGCAGGTAACGCAGAACGCGCTGAACATCATGACCCCGTTCTCGCAGGCGGTGATCGATCCTGCGTTGCAGATCGGGAGGCAGCAGCTCGCACAGAACCTGCAGCAAGTAGCGGGACAGGCGAACAATGTCGGAGCGTTCGGTGGCAGCAGACAGGGCATCACCGAAGGAGTCGCGCAGGCGCAGGCAGCGATCGGAGCTGGGCAGACGGTCGGCAACTTGCTGAACCAGGGATGGCAGAGCGCGCTGACGCCTGCCTATAACCTCGCCAACCAGGCATCGCAGCAGGGCTATGGCGCCGCGGGGCTGCTCGCCGGCATGGGGCAGCAGGGCTACGGCAACGCAGCAACGCAGGCCGGCAACATGGCCAACACCAACCTGCAGGCTGGATTGACCGCAGCACAGAATCTGCCGGCACAGGCGCTGCAGCAGCAGCAGGCGCAGCAGCGCGATGCATCGTTGCTGCAGACCATTGGGGCGGCGCAGCAGAACCAGCAGCAACAGGAACTCAACGCGCAGATGGGGCAATTCTACCAGCAGCAGGATTGGCCGGTGCAAAATTTGGATATGCTGTTGAGCGCTGTCGGCGCGGTGCCCTACGGATCGACCACCGTCAGCTACGGCAGGACGCAGCCCGACGCGGCGAAGAAGAATGTGG